TTATTAATAAAATGAACTGACTCCCCAGCAGCAATAGAAACTTCAGCAGGTTCAAACACAAGATTACCATTGTAACCCATTTGAACGTCAACAGCCCATGCAGGAAGTGCCAAAAATAGTGAAGCAAAAAATGCAAAAAAGAATTTCATTAAGTATTTGCAACTAGTATATCTAGTCACTTATACAATTTTCTTCTTCATAATATGATAATTTAGTTATCAAACGCTCATATTCTTCCCACATGTATTCAGAGCTAGTCTCTTCTTGGTAATTTCTACATGCACGAATAAGTCTTGTAATGTCGTTGGAATTGAATTTCATCATGGTAAAACATCTCAAAGGTAATTATATCTATTTAACTCAACAATTCCACGATCGTAAGGATTTGTTAATACGACTATCTTTGTCGTTGGCAGTTTTTTTAGAAGTCAATTTAGATTTTAAACCTTTCATCCTAGCGCAGAATGATGCCCTACGGGGATTTCCAACTTTTTTGCTTGGTGCTTTAAGGTCAGATCCAGGATTTGCTCTCTCGTAAGACTTTCTACCTTTTTCGTTAAGTCCACCTTCTTTGTTCTGCCCTGATTTTTTGGTCCAGGCAGCACCTTCTTCTAGCTCCGTTTCCTCTCGTTTGATGGATCTTATTGGGACAGCGAAACGATCCCATGCTTTTTCTCCATAAGAACATTCATCTCTAGTCTCAGGCTTTTGACAGAGTTTGCAAAAACGCTTTTCTTCTTTTTGCTTGTCTTTGACAGCCTCAGCAAGATTTTTAATTTCTCCGTATGTTCTCATGATAAACGACGAGGGTTTACCCTTTTATTTAGTTATCTACAAGTAGCATATCAAACATAGCAGACACAGTGCAGTTACTTCCCGTGTATGATCTTACATCAATATCAGTTTTTTCTGTAAATCTAATTGGAATAGTAAACAGAGTGTGCATGTTACTTCCATATAGATTCAATTCACTAGCAACTCGGAATACTCCACCAAAAGGTCTTTGGAACATCCTCACAGAGTTTTCCTGATTCTTATTCTGTGTCGCAGCAAAAGATTTTAAATATGCGGTCTTACCAGCAGGCACTGTATAGTATGCTACCTGAGTTTGACCCATACCAGCAGAGATATAACAAACAACATCTGAACCATGTTTGATATCAATTTCACCAACGTTGGTAACACCAGAAGCAATAAATGCTCTATGAACTCTCAAAAACTGTTGGTTTCCAGTTACATCGGTCTGTCCATTTAGAGATAAAGTTTCTTCCACTTCATTGTAACTACTATCTAATCCTTGAATAGTAATAGTTTCAGCACCAGTGTTTGCTGTATCACTGTCTGTGTCAGAACCAGATACAACAGTAACTACAGATGCACCTGTTGGAAATGCATATGCACCACCTTTAGACCAAACAGTATCATAAGCAGATGATGTTGTATATACAGCACCAAACTTATGGACGTTTGCATATCCAGGAGTGAGACCAGCAGCAATATTGATCTCGTTATACATTGATCCACCACAAGCACCAATGTTGCCGAACTGATCGGCACACATGTAAACTTCAAAGTTTGTTGTGTCCTGTGCTCTAAATGCTTGAGCGTCTTTATTCCACTGTGCCATTAGATTTCTACTGGATCGTTATTTACGTCGTGGCGCTGATATGGCGCTGGTGTTCTAATAGTATTGTCATAGTTCCTAGCTTGGAATGTGCCAGGAGTTCTTACAGCATTTAAATAGTCATGAGCGACATAATCGCCATTCCAATCTTGATAAGTCACAGTGCTCCAACCCTCAGTGCCAGAAAACTGATTTACAGTTGTACTAGTAGGTTGAGGGGATACGATAGTATTATTATAGTCGTATCTAACGTATGCCATTTAGATTACACCTCTGACTTATTTATCGTTTGCCACCACCCATCTGTTTCAGCATCTTCTGAAGTTCTGCAGTGCTACCGACAAACATAGCGTTGTTTGTGACCTTGGTTGGACCTTTCTTTTCCTCGTCAAGATCCTTCATCTTCTTATGTAGGTCTTGGAGTTTCTCAGTCATGTCTGCAACGTGCTTCATTGCCGCTACAGCAACTTCATATGCTCTAGGGTGCCCTGATTCTTGAGCGACCTCTAAGGCGCCGTTAACCGCCTCCTGGCCCTTGTCTATGAGTGAGTATAACTCACCCCTGGTATATTCATAATCCTTCTCACGATCGTCCTTATCTATCTCTGGTGGTTTTGGTTTTGTTGGTTTACTTTCCTCAACTGGTTCAACACTAATATTGAGGATATCTTCCATATTTTCTTCTAGTTTCATAAGTATTGAATCCCTTCATTAAATCCAAAATCATCATCTGCTGTTAAGATTGCGTCATCTTGTGCGTCAATATCTCCATCACCATCAAGATCAGTAACTGCTTTTGGTGTATAAGTTCTTTCAATTGTTCTTCTATTGACGTTAAGATCGCCAATTGTTTCATAAACAATTGCTTTTTTAATAATATCAGATTGACTGTAAGGTCCGTAGAAATAAGTTTTAGCAGTAAAGTTTAAAGTGTATACAATATATCTTCTTTGTAAAAAACTATCGTCCCATTCATCTTCATAGTTGATATTGTTTAATACAATTGCAACATCTCTTTTTTCATCCATGTCTGGAATCATATTAAGAGTAACAGAAAAAGAAGGTTGGAAATATGGTAAAATTTGTTCTATAATTTGTAAAGCATCATCTTGTGACTTTCCAATAATACCAAGTTCAAAACTCATATTATAAGGGACAGGAACATATTGAACCTTGACTTCATTACCATTGTCATCAATGATTGATTTATATTTTTGAATTGGTGAAGTTTTACGAACTGAATCGTAATCAATCCCTGTCATCTCAAAATATAAACGTGGCAAAGTAATTGCAACTTTTCTGCCAACATCTGGATTTTGTTCTAGTCTAGTAAGAAACTTTTGCTTTGGACCATATGCCAAAGGAACTTTTTCTTCTTCTAAAACTTCACCAGTTTGTGGATCTTTTTTCTTTAAAGTAATATTATTGAAGAGAGTGCCAAAAGCAATAATATTTTTGCGAGTAATTTCGTTATAAAAATGTGATCCTAACATTAGATACTACCTGTAAAATTTCCAAACTCACCAAATGGATTTACTTCAGTCCAATCAATTATATTGTCAGCAGAATCTTCAATTTCTCTATTTTGATCGTATTCGCTGTTAGTATTATTTAGAGTATCAAATGTACCAACAACCCAAACAGCACCATTATCGTTGCCAGTTATTGCTTCTCCTGTAGTAAAGGTTCCTGTTCTATTAATAACTTGTAAGATGTTCGTTGTCTCATCCCAAGACTTAACTTCTGCAGTGACGCCCGTCGTCGTCCCCGTAATTGTTTCCCCAATTGTATAGCTTCCAGTCCCACCCACAGAAAGATTAAGAGCGATAGCACTGCTAAATAAGGTTTCAATCTCGTCAATCTCGGCAACACCAGTTGAAATGTCATCGCTACCTACCTCATAAATTTCTGCAGTCATCGTATAGAATTGAATCTTACCAAACTGATAAAAAGGACTTTCCCTCTCTACAAATTTTATTTCATACAAATCTTGAGTTAATGGAAAATAAAGTAAGTCTCCTTCATTTGGTCTACCATTTACTGTGAGATTATATGATGCAGATTCTTCATCCCATCTCCTTGTAGAGACTCTAAATTTAACTTCGTCAGTAATACGTAAACCAAACTTACTAATAAATTCTGAAGTATCTCCAAAACCTTCTACATTACTTAGTATCATTTCAATTTGAAATTGACTTTGATATTTTGAATAAACAATATCATCCAAAGTATTATCCTTCAGGATAGTTCTTGGCATGTAGTAGATATCAGAACCAAACAATTTGATCTGTTCATCAACAAGGTCTTGATACAAACCTTGCTCACCAGAATCTCCTTGATAGTATGTTGGAAAATAGGGACTAGTAGGCATATTTCTTTATCCAATCATGTCCATTGGTG